ACTTATATAATTCAACATAAAAGGAAGGTGAGCCACCACCTGATGAAGCGCTAAAATAAAGTTCAAGGTTGAAGTTTCCACCCGGTACTAATAGCACATTTGGATCATTAGCATCCGTAATGAATTGCGCAATCAATCCGTTGCCTGCCGCATTGGTTCGTGTGAAATCAGTACCTGCACCAAATACAGCTGTCTTGCTCATTTGGTAGTAAGTGCTGCCACCTATTGTACCTTGATTTATAGAGCCGTTTAAGTAGTAACTTACTGATGAACCCCCTCCACCCGTTGTAGGAAAGTTGGCTAATTGCCCATCGCCTCGCACGTATTGTGTAGCAAGTCCTGCTCCTGAAATTGCAAGTGTGCCTGCTGTAGTAATTGGTGAACCTGTTACACTGAAAGCAGGGGGAACAGTAAGAGCAACCGAAGTAACTGAACCACCTGAAGCAGGTGTGGTCGCTATCCAATCTCCTAATAACGTGTTGTAAGTTAGTACCTGCCCATTGGTAACACCTGCTACGTTTACATCAGCTAAATCATCAAGATTCGTTGGTATGAATGGTTTGTTAAGTATCTCAGCCACTCCACTCACAGCATTCCAATCCGAATTAACCTGCGCTGCAGGAATGTTTGGTTTGTTCAGGATTTGATAATCACCGCTTGTCGCGTTCCAATCTACAGGTGTTTGTCGCAAACGATAACCAACAGCAACCAAAGTCCAGTACGTTGGGTTTGTTGGATTGATTGCATCGTTGTTCGCAATACATCGATAAACACTTCCGTTATACCATACCCTGTCACCGATTTGGTAAGGGTTGCCTAATGCAGTTATGTGGTTTGCGTTGTATTCGGTACTTACATATTCTCCACTACCACCACCCCCACCTGCTGCATCAATCGTAACACTACCATCTCCATTGTCTGTAATGGTTACGTTTGTTCCTTCGACTAAGTCAAGGATATTTTGTACTGCGTTATCTACACCATTCGTGCGTAGTGTCAAGCCGTAACCTGTTCCACTTCCACCACTTGATGAACCGCCCACGCTCCACACTGCAGGAATATCACACGCTGACCAATCCCACGGCACTTCGAGTGTTAGCGTGAATGCAATCCCGGTTACTGTGTTTTTGTATTCTTCGATGAATGGTTCAAACGTTGGAATGTTTACAAGCTGCACATCGAAACCGAATAACTCCAAACCGTTACGCACTTCAGCTATCAAGTCTTGCCCCAATCGGATGCAGTCGCTTATCACTTCGCGCTGGTATTCTGCTTTGTATTCTTTGTCGCGTGGTATATCAGCAAACATCACAAGGAATCCAAACTGCATACCGCCCTGAATCGGTGTGATTGTGTCGGGTGTTACGTGCATGAATGGGTATTGATCATCTTGCAGTTGGTCTGCTAAATCAATCTGCCCATGTGTGAAACGCTTAATCAAAAAGTGACCAGCAGCAAAAGCTTCAAGTCGATTGATAAGTACATTGTAGCTGTAGTTGTAGCTATTCATTATCTATTGCGTTTTTTCATTTCCATTTTTTGTACGTACACATAGTCCGCTAAGTAGGTCAAGTGTGTAAATACTTCATAACACCTTCGTTCAGTCACTGCATCAAACTTCGTAATGTCGCGGTCGGCTAAGCTTTCAATAATATGAAACCAACCATACACACCTAATCCGTCAGGGGTTGCTGTTCCTTCATCTCCTTCACTATCTCCGTTATCTCCTTTGCCAAATAAACGAGGGAATCGTTGTATAGTTCGATTTCTAAACTCGAAAAAAAAAGCAGCGTATTCAACACATGGTCCAAAGTCAATTCGCCAATGGCATCTTCATAAGTCCGCTTGTCGTTGGTAGCGTATGGCTCAATATCGTAATACTTCCCAAACTTTGCTTTGATAGGTCGGTATAAGATGCACATCATTTTGTGTGCAGCTTCGCCCATAATCACACCGTCTTTGTATATATCACCGCACACACTATCCAAATCCACGTATTCGCCAAACGTCATTGAACTAAGGTCAGGCACGAAGCCAAGCTCATACACACCAATACGCACCTTGCGTTCGAATTCACCACTGCTTAATCTAATAGCCGCTTCAAATGTTTCAATGATTTCGTCAATCACATGTACCTGAAGCAAGCGAATACTTTCACTGCTCTTTCCAGTAATCACACGCACCTGCTCAACCTTATCGACTGCATTTTGGTAGTCAATGTATTGATTCAGCGTGATGCCTTTTGCGTTAGCTGCTATGCTAAAGTTTAATTTCATGCTCTGTTGTATTGTAGTTTTTACGTTCTTTTTGTTACAAGTCGGAGTGCACGTTGATAACAACCGGTGCTTTCTCATCACCTGCATGTGTTACACGCGCTTGTTTAGGTTTGAAGTATTCGAGTAGTGCAGTGTAGTGTTTGATATATTCTTCATCTTCCATATCATTCATGATGCGCATACACTTGGCTGCACCTTGCTGGGTGAACCACTCGCCTAATTCATTCCACATTTTTGTCTTTTCACTCACTGCACCTTTTGGTTTTAAGCCACCATGACCGGGCAACAAGTGTCCTTTTTCGTTTCTGCTTTTTTCCATGCGATTCAATAAGGTTCGATAAGATATTGTTTATATTTGCTTCGTACTTGTTTTTCTCATACGAAGAAGCACCCCACAAATGATAGTATCGTTTGTTCGACACCACATCGCAAGTGTGGTGTTTCTTTTTTACTTCTGTTCATACTGCGCAACACATACGGCAATGCGCTGCTGTGCATCAGGATATTTACCTTGCACCTTTGCATCACTCATGCAACGTGCGATGAATTCATTTTTTTCTTCTTCTGCTGTTGGGGTTGGTAGGGGCATGTTATTTTATTTTTCGATTTTACCTAATTGTCTTCTAAACTCAGTTATCAAATCGCGGATGCACGATGCACACCCGGATGGTGGTTGATGTTTACCTGTTACCTTGCTGAACCAATGGTACAAAAGCTTCAGGTCTTCATTCTCTATCTTGTTTGCTTTGTATATGCGCTGTATGAATTCATCCAGTGCGATAATTTCTTCATGCTTCCAATCAAGCGCGAACCATTTGTGCGCTGGGCATGATGCAAAGCGAAACTTTGTTTTAACAGGCATCACACAACCGCAAAGCTTTATCTTCTCTTTGTAGTGAGTAACGCTGTTTTCTTCAGGATCCACTGTTTCACCTACGATAAGTGTTCCGCATGATGAAGTAAGTGGTTTATAAAACTTACATTTTTTGCACGTGTTCAATCTCTCGCGTTGAATGTGCAATGGCACGTTGAAGTTTAACATATTCTCTTATTCGTTTTAATGCTCGATGTATTGAAGTGCGAAGATAGTTGTATGGAATACCTGTTTCGCGGCTTAATTCTTTGTAGTCAAAATCGGGTTTGCTGTATAGACGTAACAAAATGCTATCGTATTCGTTTAAACGACCGATTGCGCTGTACAAGTATTCACCATCTATGAATGCACCAATCCATGTTTCGTCTTGTTTCGTATCTGCCACTTCACGTTCGATGTGCAATTCGTAGTATTTGCGGTATTTTACAGCATAATCACTTCGGTTACTGTGCCATGATAACCACAATGCACGATTTACATATTGCTCTACCTTACCACCACACACAATATCCTTCACATCCTGCTCTGGTCTGTCCATTAACCGGGCAAGGACTTCATGCAGTAGATCACTTGCCTTTGTTTTATCGTGCGTAAGCCCTGTAGCTTTGTTCAGCCACTCGTTGTAATGTTTCCCAATATGGATACTTACGCAGTCGATTTGTTAAAATTTAAAAATATCGGTGTAAAAATTTGCACTCTTAGGAAATAGGTGTATATTTGTACCCGTCAAAGATAAACAAAAACACACAACATGAGCTATTTCACTTTTGAACACGATTGCAGCAATGCACCACTCACACTCACTATCGAAGTTGAGTATTCAATCTACAACTTTTCAGGCAACTACTACGAGCCAGCAGAAACGTCGGTAAAAGACCACAAATTCAAATTGGTTTGCGCTGGCATGGATTTAACCTCATGCATCATGAATAGCAAAAATGATAAGTTGATTGCCGAATTAGAAGAAGCAATTATTGAAGCTATTTGGGAAAACGAAGACAATCAGTAAACAATTTACAATCTCAATACAAATGACAAACACAATCACAGTTCCACTGTTCGCCAATAAGCAAGTTGGCACAACCGAAATCAAGTTACCTTTTTACTTCACAGCAGGTGACTATACCAAAAGCTATTGCTGCATGAATGAGAATTACGTTCTCGTTACTGTCTATCGCATTGGTGGTTCAATCCAAATCGAGAGCAAGCAGTATGAAGATGAGCATGAGGTAGCATTTCGCTTAGAACGCGAAAGCAGAGATAAGCACTATGCAGCTATTGACCAGTCGGTATTCATGCATAAGTTCAGCGAAGCACATCGCGAATTGTTTTACCGAGCCAATCCACAATTAAAACCAATCGAATGAAAAAAAATAATCAACTTAATGGGTTGATTGCACGCACGCTGGGGAGCAAAGCCGCTCTCCTTCGTGCGATGCAAAGAAGCAACACACCCATAGTCAAAAAGACACTGCACAACTGGTGCGCAGATCCGGGCAGCATTAGACTTCGACAGCTAATGAATCTTAGCCATGTGATGCAGATACCACTTTGCGAAGTAATCGATTCTATAACCATTAAACACGAAGGCGATGAATAAAAGAAGAACCACAGAACTACCAACACGTAGTGATATTCTATATATCATTAAGAATTTCGACCACATGAGCTTTGAGCAGATGCGCAAAGACCTGAATGTGACCAATGGCAAACTGATTAATTGGTGCAAGCTGGTATTTAGCAATGACGATAAGGAAAAAAGGTGGCGCGAAATCGAGCATAACTTGAATCAAATGGAATTCCATGAAGAATTCACTGACTCGATGCAAAGCGAATACGATGTGCATGACATCAAACGTGTAGGAGATAAACGCTACTATACGGTTAAGCGCAAGATTGTGAATGAATACCGCATCTGTTACCTTGTTACACTTGATTATACTACTAATGTATTAGTGCGCTTTGATATTCCTGTCGAACGCAACAGTATAAAGTATTGCCCGGTTGCACTTGGCTGCGACTATGAAGTGCATTCGGTTGGCGGTTGGGAGTATTCCTACCTTGAAAGGCATCTTCCTGTTGTTACCATTCAGGCAGATGAAGACTACGTGGGTAAATTTTGGTTGGCAATGTCAAACATGTTACCAGCATGAAGCATGATGAAAGCAAAATGCAGCAGCGTTGCGTTGAATGGTTTCGCTATTCATTCCCACGAACACTAATTGCATCATTCCCAAACGGTGTGTTCATTGGTGGTACACCAGTGCAACGTGCTAAGCGGTGGAATATCTTAAAAGCAGAAGGAGCAATGCCCGGTATGCCTGATCTTATGGTTTGCATGGCATCAGGTGGACATCATGCCCTGTTCATTGAGATGAAGACCGAAAAAGGTAAGCTATCCGACACACAGAAAATCGTTCACGCGCAGCTTATCAATGCAGGTTACTGCGTGAAAGTCTGCAGATCATTCGAAGAATTCACACAAACAATTAAAACCTATTTAGAAAAATGAGCAAGACCAAAGAAAAGTACATGAATGCTATGCTGTATGCATGCGCACAGCCCGAATTTCAATCAAGGGAATTTGCAAAAGCATTCAAGATAAGTCATAACGTAATAACTGCTATGCATGAACTGGGTTTGATTCAAAAGGTTGGCAATGGCAAATACTGTTGGATAGTTAGGCGCGAACCTTTAGCATCCGATGTAGTAGCTATTCGCAAAAGATTAGCTGCTTACAATGCGATTGCGCGACAAAGCAATGGGCAGCTGACTATCAAAGCTGTTCGCAAAGCACCTACACCCACACCAATACCGGTTGTGCATGACGCTGAATGCGACAACAGCAATAGTCGTATCTTCTTAGCATTAGCCGCAGGTGCTGTAATCGGATTTATGATTGCAACAGCAATTTGGAAGTAGAGATATTTTGTATATCTTTGCAAAGCGTACCCTTATGAAAAACATTTTAAATCCCATCTTCACTGCATTGCCATAAGCCATTCGGCTGAGGGTACGCCTTTGCATGTGAAGGTGGGTATTTAGTTTTATGTATCACGATTCAGTTCGTTGGACTTTTGGAAGTTATCCTAATAGATTTAGAGATACGCGAAATAAAAATTTTATAAGAATTTCAAAAGTCAATGGTCAAATAATGTTTGCTTCAGCTCGTGAAGATGATGGTGAAGAAGTATTTGTATTCATGACTGAATATGAAGCTGAACAAATGATAAACTATTTAAGAAAATTACTTGATGAAAAATAATGGCTATTCATATTCGCGTGCATGGTTTGACTATGCATTTGAACACCCGGAGCAGGTGACCGCTTCACATGGTATCTTGTACCTATGGCTTGTTGAGATAAACAACCGTTTGGGTTGGGTAGATATATTCCAAATCACAGCCAGCGAGTGCATGCAAGGAATGGGATGCAAAAGCTATAATACTTATAAGAAGTGTTTTGACCAACTTGTTGAATGGGGGTTTGTTAAGGTGGTAAAGAAAGCCGTCAATCAACATCAATGCAATATAGTTGCTCTATCAAAATTTGATAAAGCAAGTAACAAAGCACTTGACAAAGCACTGATGAAGCACTTGACAAAGCAAAGTGAAAGCACAGTACAAAGCAATGTTGAAAGCAACTGCGACATTCATAAACAAGTAAACAATAAACCAAAAACCATAAACCATAAACGTGGTGTTTTCACACCCCCATCAGAAAATGATATTTATAATTTTATGGGTGAGTTGAATACAAAAGGTCAAAACTTTATGAGCGAAGATAAATTAGTTAATTTCGCTCGCACCTTTATGGATCACTATCAGGCCAACGGATGGATAGTTGGTAAAGTTCCAATGAAGGATTGGCAAAGCACAGTGCGCAACTGGATGCGTAAGGAATGGGATAAAATTAAAAATCAAAAATCATATGGCAAACAATCAAATTCAACAGCAGACAGCATTGCAAAAGCTAATGCACTTTACGCCGAAGCAGTCGCTATCAGTAGAGCACGCGATAACACAAGACCAGATTGGTCTCCTTCGGAAGCTTGACAAAGAAACAACCAAAGACAAAATCATTCAGTTGGTTACGCGATGTACTCAGTTGATGAATGTGCAAAATAACATGAACGGTATGCAGATTGAATTCTGTGCTGAGAACATCATGGAAAAAATGTATATGTATTCACTTGAAGATGTGCAGCTGTGTTTAGATCGCGGTGCTATTGGTGCATATGGAACAATATACAACCGCATCGACCCGGCAACTGTGCTTGCATGGTTTACACTTTATGACCAAGAAAGGCAAGTATTTGTAAGGGCAAAGAAAACGGCTGAACAAGAATCCAACAACATCTACGAAATGTTCCAGCACCCGCAAATCATGGAAGCGATGCAACAGGCAGCAGATAAGTTAAGCATCAAAGAAGAACCGGTGCGCGAAGTGAAAAGGGAAAATCCACCACCACTTGAAATTGCACTCATGCGCGAATACGATGCGCTTCCGCAATGGGATAACAACATTCACTTCCGGGTATATAAGACGAAGCCATACCAATTCACCGAATATAGGCAGGAACGTTACAGGGAATTAATCGAAACGCAAAATGAATACTGATGAAGCAATACGATAAACAAAAAGAAACCGACCTGCTACGCAAACTATTCGTACTAACAGCCAAACGAAGTATGCGACCAGCAATGAGTGATAACATGGCAATGCGCCTTATCTTTGAGGAGTTACATTTGCTAACTGATAAAGAAGAATATAAGCTATGACAATAGGCGAATTGTGGGATAAGCTTGCGCAGTATCATGACGATACTGAAATCTATATTGGTTTCATCAATGGTCACAGCATCGACCATGAAACTTTTCAAGTGATAGAAACACAGGACTTCTACGGCAAGACCACAATAAGCTTAATGATTGAAGACATCGGAATAATCAATAATTAAATACAATGAGCAACTATCAAATGCAAGAAGGGCAGTTCACCCTATTCAAGAACAACAATGTGGCTAACAACGGTCCACAGTACACAGGTGAAATCATGTTGAATGGTAAGAAGATGCGACTGGCTGCATGGGTAAAGGAAGGAAAGAATGGTAAGTTCTTTTCCGGTAAGATGAGTGAGCCAATGGTAAAGCGTGATGAACCACAAGACGAACCATCAGGTGACCTGCCATTCTAATGAACCTGCCTAACCTACCACAAGACAAAGCAAACCATGCGCTGTATGGTGTTGTTATCTACGCTGCAGCTGCTTCGATATTCAGCGCACCATTCTCAATGATTGTCGTGTTCGCGTTTGCAGCTGGCAAAGAACTATATGATTCTGTACTAAAGGAAAAATCATTTAGCACTTTGGACATGATAGCCACACTATGCGGTGGATTGGTTGGAATGTATATCGGATTGTTTACATGATTGAATACCTGCCGAAACAAAAAGAAGCATTGCGCGTGCTGGGTAACTCACATCCAGCACGTGTTATTCTTTTCGGTGGTGCTGCAGGGGGCTCAAAATCGTTCATCGGTTGTGCATGGCAAATAAGCCGCAGGTTTAAATATCCGGGCACGCGTGGTTTGATAGGCAGAAGTAAACTTGATACGCTAAAGAAGACCACTCTAAAAACATTCTTCGAAGTAGCGCACATGTTAGGACTTGCACCGAATGAGCATTACACAATCAATAATCAAACACACGTTATCACTTTTGCCAATGGCAGCGAAATAATCTTAAAAGATTTATTTGCCTATCCAAGTGATCCTGAATTTCACTCATTAGGTGGTTTGGAATTAACCGATGCGTATGTGGATGAAGCAGCGCAAGTCAGTAAACGAGCCATTGATATTTTACAATCGCGCATTCGTTTTAAGCTACGCGAATATGACCTACCACCAAAGATGCTGCTCACATGCAATCCTTCCAAAGGTTGGCTCTATAATGAGTTTTACGCACCACATAAAGCAGATAGTTTAGCCCAGCACCTTGCATTCATTCCTTCTTTGCCTACCGACAATCCGCACCTGCCTGAAAGCTACATCGAAACGTTGGAACGTTTGCCTGAAATCGACAGGCGAAGGCTGTTGTATGGTGATTGGGAGTATGACGAAAGCGTAGATAACCTATATCAGTATGACGATTTAGTGCGCTGCTTCCGGGAAGAAGATAGCAAAGGCGAAAAGTATATTAGTGCCGACATCGCGCGACTTGGAAAAGACCGCAGCGTGATTTGCGTGTGGCATGGATTGCACCTAATAGAGATTCATGAACTGCGAAAGCAACCAATCACAACAGTTGTATCTACCATACGCCAGCTATGCGATAGGCATAACATCAAACTTAGCAATGTGATCTGCGATGAAGATGGGGTTGGCGGGGGTGCGGTCGATGCGCTCCGTTGCAGGGGATTCCTTAATGGTGGTCGTGCTAAGCAAGCAGATAAATTTACGAATCAAAAAGCAGAATGTTATTTTAAGCTTGCAGAATTAATTGAGCAGAACAAAGTAATCTTCAAAGTGAATCAGTTTCGTGATGTAATTGTGCAGGAACTGGACATGATACGCAGGCGGCAACCGGAAGCCGATGGCAAACTCGCGGTGATAAGTAAAGATGAAATAGCCCGGATGCATGGCAAGTCACCTGACTATGCAGATGCCATCATGATGCGCATGTATTTCGAACTTTTCCCGAATTACGGCAGCTATAGTTGGGCATAGCCGTTCTCAATTTTAACAATTTTTAACAAGGTAGGTGTAAGTATTTATACTATCATTGCACCATCAATAACAAAAAACAACAACATGAAAGCAAGTAAAGTAATCAAGTACATCGTATGGGGCGCAATCTGTTTGGCACTTCTTAACTACTGTCAAGAACTGAATGATTGCCTAATGAAGTATTAATCTTAAATCACAATAACATGAACTCATTTCACAAAGACAACTTAGAAGCATTGCAGAAGTTCCAGCAAATGCTTAACGCTGCACCTGATAAGGAAGGCATCGAAAAAACACCCGATGGCAAAGCCGTCACGCTGGTAGTGAGCCACGTAGAAACAACCTTAGACGAAATGTTCTTTGGGCATTGGCGCACTGAAAATTTTAAGTGGGAACGCATGGCGAATGAAGTAGTCGGTTCACTTGACCTTGTAGTGATTCATCCGATAACCGGGTATGAGTTACGCAGAACAGGTGCAGCATCCATTGTAATCATGGTAGATAAAGTGCCGAGCCACATTGCCGCTGATCCAATAGAACGTAATAGATGGGCATTGAACGCAGATAATAAGAAACCTAATGCTTTAGACCTTGCGTTTCCTAAACTTAAAACAGAGTGCCTTAAAAACGCTGCTGTGTCATTTGGTAAGCTATTAGGTCGTGACTTGAATAGAAAGAACGTGGATGTGTATAAGCCATTCAAGTTAAAAGGTTCTTTGAATGCATCGAATAAGGATGTGCAATACCTACACGAACTGATTGAAAAGGCGCATAGCTTAGACGATTGCGACATCATTCTGCAAGCATGCCCACCAGAACTACTGAATCAAATCGAGCCGTTAATAAATGTTAAAAAGCAACAGCTATCAGGACTACTGTAATACATTCGCAACAAATAACAAGAACACAATGGAACAAGTAAAATTTAGAGCATCGCAGCTTGGTAAGCTTATGACCGATGCACGCACAAAGACAGGACTATCCGAAACTACTAAGAGCGCATTGCTTGAAGTCTATGTGCAACAGAAGTACAAACGCTACAAAGAAATCAGCAACAAGTATATTGAAAAGGGAATTGCCGTAGAGAATGATGCCATTGACCTTTGGCGCAGGGAACGTGGCACAATCGTATTTAAGAATGAAGTAAACTTTCAAAATGACTTCATCACAGGCACACCCGATTTACTTATCAAAGATGGTAGCGAAGTAATCAATGTGCCGGATATCAAAAGCAGTTGGGATATACACACCTTCATTGATGCAAAGGTGAATGAGTTGAGCAAAGATTACTATTGGCAAGGTCAAGCTTATTGCTGGCTAACAGGTGCGCCTAAAGCAACGTTCTGCTTCGTGCTGGTCAATGCGCCAAGCCAAATGATAGATACGGAAAAGTACCGCCTATCGCTTCGCATGAATCTTATTGATCCACAGGCCGACCCTGAATTCATAAAGAAGGCATCGCGTATCGAAAAGAACATGATATTCGACATGCCTACTTATCTTAATGAAAATCCAAATGCTAACCTTGAAAGCGACCTTACGAATTGGGAATACGATATACCAGTGCAAGAGCGCATCCATGAAAAGGTTGTGGAATTTGATGCCGATGCAATCGCAAAGCTTCAAGAACGTGTACCAATGTGGCGTGAATACTTAAATACTTTGAACGTATGACACACGGATCACTATTTAGCGGTATAGGTGGATTTGATTTAGCAGCCGAATGGATGGGTTGGGAAAACAAGTTTCATTGCGAATGGAATGAGTTTGGACAGCGTGTGCTAAATTATTACTGGCCTGATGCGGAATTATTCACGGATATAACCAAAAGTGACTTTACAAAATATGCAAACCAAATTGATGTTCTTACCGGTGGATTCCCTTGTCAGCCCTATTCAGCAGCAGGAAAACGACTTGGCAAAGAAGATGAACGCCATCTATGGCCCGAAATGCTTAGATCAATACGAGAGATTGCCCCGCGTTACGTTGTGGGCGAAAACGTTCGTGGGCTTACTAATTGGAATGGAGGGCTGGTATTCGATGAGGTGTGTGCTGACTTGGAAAATCTTGGGTATCAAGTCGCGCCCTTTATTATACCTGCGTGCGCAGTCAATGCGCCACACAAACGCGATCGAGTTTGGTTTGTTGCCTACAGTAACTTCTCATCAACAAAATACAAAATTCAAACAGGGCGGCACTTGTTTACAAGCCATAGCAATTATGGGCATGCTTCCGACACCAGCGTCGAGAGATTACAAGGGAGCAAATTCAATGGAACATTTAACGGGACAAAACGGAACTGTGATGAATCATATGACACAACTACCGAATTTCATAAAATCGAAAATTGGAAAGAATTTCCAACTCAATCCCCTATTTGTGGCGGAGATGATGGGCTTCCCACCGAACTGGACAGAATTACCTTTTCAAAATGGCGAACTGAAAGCATAAAGGCATACGGAAATGCAATCGTGCCACAAGTAGTATATCAAATATTTAAAGCAATAGAACAATATGAAAGCAAAGGATAAAGCATGGCAACTGTACTCGAACTATTTTGATATAGTAGAAGGAGAATCGCAACAGGGAGAATTAGTACAGGTGCATTTTAAAGCAATCAACTGCGCATTGTATTGCGTCGATGAAGCAATCACAAACGCACCCAGCGACATCATGCAGGACTTCGAAGGAACCGGTGAATACTATTCCGTTAAAGCATACTATCACCACGTCAAAAACGAAATCTTAAAACTCAATGCCGAAAAGAAACCTAATGCCGCTTGATGAACTAAAGGAAGAACGGTTGGTGTTGCTGAACATGTACATCAATGCCAAAACACGCTACGTCAAAGACAATCTATTTCACAAAATCAAAGCGGTCAATAAAGACCTATTTACTATAACCAAAGACACAAAGTATTTATGACACAAGAGAAAAAAGAAACAGCCATTCGCAGACTGCATCTGGCATTAAAGCGCAAATTCAAAGGTCAAGCCATACGCATGACGTGGGCTGAAATGGAAGGACTATTGAACGCAGTGCAAACCATTGAAATGAACCACATCCATGATTCGTACAATGATGGATATACGGATTGTAAAGCAGGACTACCAAATAAAACTATACAAGATGAAAGCAACACTAACATTTGAATTGAACAAAGACCAGCACGCATTTGATTGCGCTGTGAATGGTGTGAAGTATTATGACATGATTGCTGATCTGTTACAGCAAATACGAAACATTGAACAGAATGAAGAACTAACAGCTGAGCAATATAAGATGCTTGGTCGCATCCGGGACTGGATGCACAGCGAATTACATTCGGAAGGTTTGGCTGTTAGATTTTAACTACTGCTGCACTTTGCGATAGCCATGCTTCCAAAGAAAGCGACCTAATGCTTCACCTTCAGCATCCACCTTTTCCTCACTCCACTCGGGCTGGATGTGATGCAGGTATTCGTGAATGAGAACAATCATGTAGCGCATTGGCGGTAACGTTGGATCTATCTCAATAACGTTATCGCAGTACAATCCATCCGCACGTTCCCTTCCCAACTTTCGATGGATAACTTTTGGATGTTGCTTGCGTTTCATGTTTATATTTGCGACGTTTGTGTACTATGTTAGTGTTTTTGTTATTTGATTGAACAATGCCCTGCAACGGTGGGGCATTTTTCTTTTACCGAATCTTGCCGTTTACTATGCGGTAATTGCTCACTTCGAATTCGCCAGTATCTAACACGCGCACATGTGCAAAACCATGATGATGTTTATTGATAGGCATATAATCAGGATGCAATTCGCACAAACACGCAACACTCCAGCACGTTGTTATCTTGCCGTTGATGTTTGGCTCGGTATGTTCGCTTGCTTGATGGTGGTGTCCACACAATGCGCTGTCTTTTGCACGTAGGAATAGACCGCGTGCGATGTTTACCGGGCTGAATACAGATGCACCCAATTCATGACCATGTAGAATGGTAAGCTTGCCTGCGTGAATGATTTGCTTATCGGGGATAAAAGTGATGTTTAACTCATCCAACTTCATCAATGATTCAAAATTAAACTCATCCATGCCAAGTAAATCAGGTGCATTGCGCATGATGTAATGGTCATAACGCACATCATGGTTGCCACACTTGTAATAGATAGCAGCATTTGGAAACAGCTTGCGTAATGTTTGCAGAAACTGTCTTGTCATTAGGACTTCATGCCCAAAGTTCCGTTTGCGTGGATCCTTCTCAAAGCGACTGATAGCATAGAAGTCGATTATATCACCATTGAGCAGTATCGTATTGACATCGTTGTCAAGTCCGTACTTCAGTGCCAGCGTTAAAGCTTGAATGTTGTGGTATGGCACGTGAATATCCGACAGCAGCAGAATGTTATTGTGGTTTGTCGGTAGCTTAAAAGGTTTGTAGTTAGCTTCCTGCGATGGTGGCAGGTCGAGTGGATTCGCTTCCTGTGGAATCAACTCATTAACCATGTTCGTGAAGTCACCAATGTGGTTATCCAACTTTTGAAGCTGTGGAGTTGGTTTGACCGGTTGCAGATTTATCTTATCTAAATATCTGCGGTAGCTTTTCTCTAATGAATTAACAGTGATATCAAGTGCATACTTCTTTAATAGTTCGCGAACACGTGGTATAAGAGGTCCAGTCCCATCGTGCAATTCCCGATGTAGCTTTTCGCGGTCTATTGTATGCATAGTATTACTTATTAGCTTTCAAGTAGCCATTCAGTTCAGCAAGGTGGGAACTAATCATGGCAATCTGCGTTTGTATCGCATCAATCTTTCCTTCCAACTTATCATTCTTACTATTCAATTCAGCTTTCTGTTCTTTGAGCGCATTGTTGATCATCTCAATTTCTCTTTTATGGTAGGTATCAATTCCGCGCACTTGCCCGGCTAACTTATCCACGCTGCGCTTTAATGCAAAATATAACGATGCAAGTGATATAGCTGCACCGAGAATTGTAATAACATCACGTAATTCAAAAGCCATATTCATAGGATTGCAAAATATATAGTAGAAAAAGCCAGTCCTGTGATACCCAGTGTGAGTGCTGTGTTAGTAATTATTAACCGTCTGTTCTTCTTTTTTAATTCGCCTAT